CAATCGAAGATATATTTGGCGCCGGCGGGTCATCGCTATTGAATTGTGAACCATCTTTAAAATGACGCGCTGACCACGCCTCGCGCTTTCGGATTGCCATTTCTTCGGTCTCGGTTGTCGGCGCTTTACTGCGGCGTCGCACGATAGGCAAAAGCCGCCGATATTGATTGTTGCCTTCAATGTTTCCCCCAGCTCGCCATATTTCTGGCCAGTTCTCTTTCAGGTCTTCGGCATATTCCCAATCGAAAACCTGATAACCGCTATTGCTAAGATTCACGTTTTCGTCATCGCCATCGGCCGGAAAATTGGTCGGATCAACATCGCCGACAGCGCGCATTTTTTCCAGCGCCGGAGCTTCTTCTCCGAACTCTAGATAAAGCTTTTCAATGACGCCATAAATCCGATTGATGTCACGCTGTGAGATCCCGTCAAGGTTATAATAACCGGTTCCAAATTTGGCTTCTTTTCGAAGCGCTGAACCGGCGGCAATCACGCCACGAAAAACAATCTGCGCTCGGCCGTCAATCATCTTTGCAATCGGCAAACGATAACCGCGCGGGTCATCTTCTCGGCCACGATAGACGAACAAGAACGCATTCGAATAACGATCGAAATCATCTTCACCGAGCAGCTGGTCGGCTTCACGCTTTGTAAATCCCCAGTCGGTATCTTTTGGGGCTTTGTCTAGCCCTTCATAGCCGAATAGCAAATGCCGCTTTTCTTCGTCTTCGCCTCTTGTGCTTAAAGGGTGTTCTTCTGGCAATAAATCGGTGTCATAAGGCTGTCTTCGATATTTTAGATTCCGAAGCGCATAAAGCAAGCCATTTACGCGACCCATAGCCCACTGTTCAGCGCTAGAGACAGTCGGTCGAACGCTTGAAGGGTTGCTTTCATAAGCTCCGATTCCACGAAGATATGAGACCGCCAGAATATATTCATCTGTTTGCTTGGCTGGATCATCGCCTACAGCTTCGAGATGTTCTTCAACCTTTTTTTTTAAAACTGTTTGTGTGTTTTCGTTTAAGCTGTTGAACGCTTCACGGCGGTTCTCATAGGTGCTGAGATCCTGTCGGGTTTCGATGCTGTAAATCCGAGCTAGATAAGATCGTGCGTCTTCGGCTGTTTCGTCATTATAATCTGCGATCGGTTCATCGATGTCTTCAGGGTATTCAAGACCTTCGTATTTGTAAGCTGCGCGCGGTGAAACGCCGTTTAAGATGTGCATTGACACGCGGTTAAGCTGCTCGGTGCGTGGCTCTTGAAGCGGTTCAACGGCTGAATAATCGTGTTCGAAGACAAGATCATCTTCCCATCTTTGCGCGATGGCACTGAACAAGATCGATAGCCGCTTGCCGCGCTTGACTTGAACAGTCCAATAGTTTTTAGCTTGCTGTCGAGAGGTCGCATAATTGGCCGCCGGCAATCCTAGAACCGAAGGCGGAACACCAGTGACGGCTGAAATGCTTTCGCGCGCCATTCTCCGAGCTTCAACATATTCCATTTCACGAGGTGACAGCTGCAGCGGTTCAACTTCAGCCAAGCCAGACAGAACCATCGCACCACCGCCGGCGCTCAGCTTGCGGTATTCTTGCGCGATTTCTCGGCGTGTCTCTGGTCCCCAAATATCAGCGGGATCTTTCGGCGAGATCAGCAAGTCCGGCCGAGCTTTCGCGCTTGATTCGCTGACTAGGTTCTGACTATTGATGTCGGCGGTTAGCTCTCTTGACAGCGGTTCGATCGCACCGGTTCCAAGAAGTTCTTCTGGGCCGCTTTTCCAGCTAGCAAGCCGACCATGAACGACGCGCTCCGGTGGATATGCGATCATCTGGCCACCGCTGTTGTAAAGATAAGCTTGGATGCCAGTTTGATTCGTTGAGATCCGCACATTTTCGGGATGTAGTCGGACAATCGAAGTCGGCTTGTCGGTTTGACCAAGAAGAAGAATATAACAGTTCCCCGTCAAGATAAGATCGGTGCACAACTGCTCTCGAAACAGATAGCCGTCAACATTTGACGAGGGTTGATTCATTAAATCGATGACTGGGTGATCTTCAACCAGAACGCGGTCTTTTCCTTTGAGCAATCGAAGCGGTAAAGCTGCGAGATCTTGCGAAGCGCGTGAAACAGCTGCATAAGTGTAACCATGACCAGCATAAGCCGACATCGCTTCTTCTGGATTATAGGTCGGTCGCACGCCATACGGCTGGGCATAAGTCGCACCATGATCAAGCTCGCGCGGTTTGCTCTGCACATCGGCTAGCTGCTTTTGTTCTGGTGCTGAGAACCAATTAACGATTCTGAACCATAATCCGGTCTGTGTTGCTTCTGACATATTCACCCCTTTAAAGGGTATATATCAATTTTAATGTAATTTCGTTCAGATTTTTTATTTTCGCGGATCTTGCCATACCATTTCGTTGCGATGAGACCGACAACCTGAGCATCATCTTTTAAAACCTTCGCATCTTGCAAGGCATCGAGAACGGATTTCGTGATGTTATCCAGATCTGGCTTCGTGCCTTTAAAGATTCGATCGGTCGGGTCTGATTTGCGCATCAAGCTTTGAGGTCGCTGATAAATAAAGGTGATGTCAACAAATACGACATCTTCAATGTTTAAAGCTGCGATTTGATTTCGGATCTGAGTCACCGCTCCGCTTTTCCACTGAACATAATTCATCGGCATATAAGCTCGGCCGCCAGCAACGCGCGGTCGTGGGCATGACATCGGTTTTGTTTCAATATTAAGTGTTATCCGTTCGCCTGTTAAATTCATGCTTCACCTAGCCAGTCAAAAAAAGATAATTGTGCGTTCTCTCGTTTATATTCTTCGATGGCCCAAGAACAACGACCTTCGATAATTGGGATATAATCTTCGGTAAGCTCGCAGCCGATCGAATCAAATCCTTCGAGAACAGCTGCTGCTAATGTCGTTCCAGATCCGGCAAAGGGGTCGAGAACAGTTCCACCTTTCGGCGTGACAAGACGACATAACCATCTCATGAGTTTAAGCGGCTTGACAGTCGGATGAAAGTTTTTTACTTCTGGCGTTTTATTTCCATCCAAGCGTTCGCCAGTTCCATTGTGTGAATTCATGTTACTTCTCTTTATCTTGTCAGCTAGATGTTCAAGACCGGCGTCACGCTCGGCTCGGCTTGGCTTGGCGCATTGATAGATATTTGCTGGCCATCTTCCAAGATGATGTGCAAAAGAATTACAATAGGTCATTTCAGGTAATTGAACACTAATCCCAGTACCTGTTGACAGAGAACCATCTTTTCTTCTTGGATCTCTGATTTTTTCATCAGGCCCTACCCAACATTCATCACCATATCCAAATCGACACGCATCTATATTCAAACCGCCCGTTTTCGTCTTCAAAACCTGTCGGGCTATACTCGATTCGGCTAAAGGCTTTCGTGCTAAAATTGCGGGTTCTTGTGCTGGTTTTAAAGCGGTTCCCCAGCCCTCGAATTCTTTGGCTTCTTCAGTTTGTGTTTCAATCTCTTTGCGTTCATATTCAACGACATCGCCAAGAATTCCGTTATTTCTTCCCTTGTGCTGATAAGAATTTGTGCCATATTCAAGCTCGGTCTTTCGCAGCTTTGTGCTATGAGAACCACCGTTTAACAGTGTTGAATCGATGGCTTTAGCTATGTTTAAAGATTTTGGAAAGCCAGAGAAATAAAGCCAGCTGATCATGTCTCTAATTTCAAATCCGGCATCTTCAATTGCGCATGTCGTTCGGTGGATTGTTCTGGTCGCTCCGAATGCTATCAAGTGACCTCCAGCCTTTAAAACACGAAGACATTCAGCCCAAAGCTCTTGGTTATAAGCTGCGCCGGTATTATCCCAGCCCTTACCCATAAAAGCGATTTCATAAGGTGGATCTGTCACTATCGAATCAATAGATTCATCAGGAATCGATTTCAATATATCGAGATTATTTCCAAGATGAATTTGATAGCTCGGTATTCTTAATTCATGCATTTGATTTTCCTTGTTAAAAAAGAATAGCCCACCGAAGCGGGCTATTCAAAGATTATTTTGTTCTTTATTGCCAAAGTGGTTGTTCTTCTTCTTTCTTCGATAGGCAGATTGTTATATCAGTATAAGCTGGATAGTAAGGGTTCCACTTGTATGTACATTCAAAGTTCCACATTTCGATAAGTTCGAGAGCTTCTTCTAAATCTTTGGTTAGAACTCGCATACCATTGCGATTTACCCCTCCATGACCTAGTGAGTAATGGCTTGGATAAATGTCATTGTAAATGATTAGAAGGCATTCTTGGATGAACTGGATTTTTTCTTGCTTTGTCATTTTGTTCTCTCTTGTTTGTTTATAGCGACTTGCTATGTATACATTATAATGTATTACATTTAAAAAGCAAATAAAAAGAATAAAAAAAGTAATCTTTTTAATTATCTTCCTTGTATCCGGCTTAAAGTCATACAAATATATCTCAGTGCATCAAGCCCGTGATCGTTCTGTTTGACTGGTTGATCTTGTTTTTGATCTGCTTTCCAGCGATAAGCTCGCATTTCTTTGATCAGCTGGCGACAGCAGCTATGGATATACATCGCCGGATAACCTTCGACATCGATGGTTAGATATTTCTTGACATGCTGAATTCCTTCAATGACGCCGAGGTGTTTAGGCGCAGGCTTGGTTGGAATGTCGCAATATCTCGCCAGCGTCAAGCGGCCGTCTTTGCTTTCGGGGTCGGCACTTGTCCACGCCACGCGCGGATCTTTCTTTGAGAGTGCATAGACCATGTTTCCGTTCTCTTGCGTGGTGACTTCGGTCTTGTAATACTCACGATAGACATGAAGAACATCATTCTTCAAGTCGTGAGCCACCCAAATACACGCAAATGGATTTCGTGTTCAGAAGTCGATTCCACGATAACGCGGCCAATCTTCTGGAAGCTCGCGCGGTTCGATGACATGCACATCACGCCTGAACTCGGAATAAACAAGACCGGTCTGAAGGGTGAACGCACCGAATAAGCGGCTTTGCTGGCTGGCTTCTGATAGGTGTTTCGTAGCTTGGCGCAGCTTGACCGATGAAACGAACGGATTATCAAGCCCGCTGATCTGAACATAATCAAAGCCATCGATCTGATTTTCGATGAAGGTATCATGAACCCATGTCATTCCCTTCAAAGGCGTCATCGTCAACAGAAGCCGCCCACCATAAGGCGTATCGGCACAGCGCAACATAAGCTCCTCAAATATGTCTTTTGGGTGTTCTTCGTCAAGCCAAGCCAGCGAAATCGCACGAAGACCACGACCTCCCATTCCTTGATATTTCTCTCGCCCGCTGTCAGCCGACATCGCAATGATCCGACCGCCGTTCGGCAAAGTCGCGACCGCTCGGCCAGCGCCTTTCCAGTTTCGAAAGCTCGTGCCGACAGGCAAGTATTTGACGATCTTTGGCCGGATATATTCAGCGCTGTCGGCGTAGCTAAGACCCGATGAAATTACCGTTGAAGGCTGCGGTGGTAGCAAGTCCAGCGGAATCCCGTTCAGCTTGGCCCACTGTTCGACCCACCACTCAGATCGCCCAGCTGCAAATGCGACAGCTAGCTGCGCTCCGATTTCCGTTTTGCCCGCCCGATTTCCACCGGCGACCAGATAAGCGAGCTTCGGAAAAGACAGCGGAATCTCGATCTGTGAAGACCGGCTTTCGGTGATGTTGCACGCCTCACAGCGCCAGATTCCAGCGTTAAGGCGCTTCATCGGTTGACCGCAGCCGCGCGGGCGCTCTGATTGCGATCCTTTGCCGTCGAATCGATGGCAATAAGGCCGCCATAACCGAGACAGCGCAAGCGGAAATTGCTTCTGAATCCGGCCTAGCGTATTGACAGCGGCGACCAGATCATTCTTCATCTTTTTGCGCTTCGATGACTCGGCGTTCGTAATTTGCGATAGCTTGAAGCTCGAAATAGATTCGATCGCGCTGGGTGCAATGAACCCGACTGAAACGATTCAAACAAAACGCACCAGCGACCGCGAAAAGCTCCGCGTCACTTGGAATAGACCGACCATCAAGCCATTCAGCCACCGAAGCGCGTGAAACACCGGCGGCGATTGCCAGCGCTCGTTCTGTGAGCGTGAATCCTGATTTCAGCATCAACCGTTCCAGAGCGACATTGAAAGTTTTCGGCCGGCTGCGCTCGTGCCAACTCCACAGCTTTTCTTCTCGTTTCATTCTTCATCCAGATCGATAACTGGGCCGGTGATGACCTCTTGCAATGCGTGTTCTCTGACCTGTTCGATCAGCGTGGTGACCTCTGCGTTCTGGATGTCGACGGTTAATTCGATTGTCGGCCGATCGCCTTCTTTGATGTATCCATGACGCCGTTCAAGCATCCAAGCTGCAGCTGTCCAATTTCCATCTTTGGCCGACTGTGCGATGCTTGCAAGATTCCGAACTGCATTCATCGCTTCGGCGTGTTTCACCTCTGAATAAAAGGCTTCGTATAGCTCGCCTTGACCATCACGCCCACGAGCAAGCCACTGAAAAAGGCTTCGCTGCGAAATACCGGCATAACTGGCGGCAATGTCATAAGTGCAACCTAATAGAACAGCCTCGCAAACTTTACGCTGCACTTCTTCGGTCAGCGCTGTCGGTCTTCCTTGTTTTCGTTTGATCTTTGGCATATCGACTACCAAGGAATATCAGCGATTTCGTTGAACTTGATACCGTCTTCTTTGATGGCTTCTTTTCCGGTCAGCTGCTGCCAGCGCCTAATGATGACATCGCAATATTTCGGATCGAGTTCCATCATAAAGCATTTTCGGTTTGTCTGTTCGCAAGCTATGAGAGTAGATCCAGAGCCACCAAAGGAATCAAGAATATTCTGATCTTTTTTTGTGCTGTTCTGTATTTGATAAGAAATAAGCTGCACCGGCTTCATTGTCGGATGTTGTCCATTTCTATTTGGTTTATCATACTCTAATATTGTTGTTTGCTTTCGATCAGAGTTCCATAAATGAGCTGCTCCAGCTTTCCAGCCGTACAAACATGATTCATGTTGCCAATGGTAATCTTGACGACCAATCACCATTGTTTGCTTTTTCCAGATTAAACACTGCTTTAAAAGCCAGCCAACATTTAAACAGCTTTGACGAAAATGGATATTAGTATCCTCATGCCAAATATAAAAAACAGCGCCTTCTTTCATATTTTGATCAGCTTGCTCATAAGCAGAATCTAAAAATAAAGAAAATTCTGTATCCGTTATTGAGTCATTTTTGATTTTTAATTTGTCTTTTGTTTTTCCTTCATAAGCTACATTATAAGGCGGATCAGTGATCCATAAATCTGCTTTTTCACCGGCCATCAGCCGCCCGATATCCTCTTCTTTCGTGCTGTCACCACATAGCAATCGATGATCACCAAGAATCCACAGATCGCCCGCTGAGGTAATCGCTTGTTCTTCGACCTCTGGCACATCATCCGGATCGCCATTCAGTTCCACCGGATCGTCTTGGTCAATTAGCGCGTCAAGTTCTTCGTCAGACCAGCCAAGACCCGACAGATCTTGATCTTCAAGTGACGACAGAACCTCTTTCAGCTTGTCTTGATCCCAGTCAGCGATCTCGCCGATCTTGTTATCTGCGAGCGCAAGCAGCTGGGCGTCATTCAAATCGAGATCCATGAAGCGAACCGGAACAGATTTCAAGCCGATCTTCTTGGCAGCTTCGAATCGTGTATGACCGGCGATGATCATATTATCAGCTGCTCTGGCGATGATTGGCGAGGCGAATCCGAAGCGCTTGATGGATTTCGCGACTTCATCGATCGCGCTCTTGTTCTGTCTGGGGTTATCTTTCCATGCGTTAAGGGTTGATATATCAACCCATTCGCCGATTGATTCTGTCATAGCTTTTCCTATTCGGTGATCGTTCTGAGAGCGTGAATAATCACCGAAGAACGCGTGACGCTATTTTGATCGGCTAGGCGTTCGACTTTATCCAGCAAGCCGCTCGGAATGCGCACGCAGATAACCTGAGAATTGCCGCGATCTTCTTGGCCGCGACCTTGTTTGACTGGTTCGATGTTACTAGGCATGATTATTTCCTCGAATAGTGTATAACATTTTATTTGAGATAATGA